ATTACACTACTACTTTCAGTTTTGTTGTTCCACAATTAGATGATGATGGTAATGCAAACTTTACACTTAAAGCTAAAGGTAGTTGGAGTAATGCTAATCTAGTAGCACTATGTCCTGTATCTCAATGGGATGCAGTATTTGCTAGTCAAGTAGATAGCGTTATTACAAACCCACCAGCAGCAAGTACACCAGATAACGGATTTAGCGTACCTAGTTAATAAATGACAGAACAGACTTTTCAGATGCATGTTATGCCGTCTGTGTTTGTTTTAGAAACAACCATGCCTCAAAGTATGATTGATTCTGTAAACGATTACATGGATGAGTATAAAGAAAAGAAAGATAGACAATCTTTAAAACATTCATTGGTTGGACAAATACATAAAGGCGAACAGCTTTTATTAGACCATGAAGATGAAAGAATGGTTGAGTATAACAAACTTGTTTGTAACTTAGGAGCTGATTATATAAATCATTTTGCTAGTTCAGGAGCTGGTACAAAACTTAAGAACTCTAAACAAGTAATGATAGACGAGACTTGGTCAGTACACAGTTATGATGGAGACTATAATCCTATACATGACCATGGTACTAAAACAGTAATGGGAATATCAACTACTGCTTGGACTAAAGTTCCAGAACAAATAGGAGCTAAAGCAGAAGCTAACACACCGACATATTCGCTGTATAACGAATCTGGACATAGTGATGGCTGTATAGCATTTCAATATGGAATGAACTCGGTACTTGATACAGAAAGACTAAGACCACCACAGTCATTTGTAATGACACCAGAGGTAGGTAAATTATTAGTATTTCCTTCTTGGTTACAACACATGGTGTACCCATTTAAAGGAGAAGGAGAAAGAAGAACAATAGCTTCCAACTTAAATTGTTGGGACATAATGGAAAAAGAATAGCATGGAATTTACACCTTATTTAGTTTGGAATGTAATTATTACATTAGTAGTAGCTCCATTGTTATATAACATTAGACAAAATACTGCAGAGCTAAAAAGACAAGACATATTATTAAATAAAACTAGAGAAGACATAGCTAAAAATTATGTAACTAAAATAGAGGTCAAAGACGAAATGGAACAAGTAATGGATAGATTAGAAAAACTAGGAGAAAAAATCGATAAGATTTTTGAAATGATTTATAACAAGGGTAAAAATGGCTAAGAAAAAAGGTAAAGGAGTAGCAATATTAATTGCTATAGGCGAGCCTTCTAAGCTTTTAAAAACTATAAAAAGTAGGAAAAAAAATGGCAAGAAAAAATAAAAACAAAAGAACAAGAACAGTATCTAAAAGAGCTGACTATAGACAAGGTGGCTCAGTTATTGGTGTAATTAGAAAAGTATTACAAGAGGGCGGAAGATTAAGTTACGGAGGCACGGGTAAAGGAGCCAAAGGACAACAAGCAGATTATAGTCAAACATCTACCAATGGAGGTAATGGGGGAGAACCAAACGGTCCGCCAGACCCTATAACCCCACCATCACCAGAACCTACACCGTCCCCAGAAGATATAGCAAGAAGAGAAAGAATTGGAAGAACAGGAGCGGGAGCTGAAAATATTGCTGCTGGTTTAGGTGTTCAAGGCGAAGCAATTATAGACCCAGCAGTAGAGTCAGGTTTTGAAATAGACCCAGAAACAGGGGAACAAGTTAGAATTAGAGAACAACAAGAAACTGCTATGCGTGTTCCCGGAGTTGATGAAAGAGTAGTAGCAACTACAACACCAGTTGACGCACCAATAGAAACTGTTACAACTGTTGCTGATGAAACAATTGAAAAAGCAGATTTACCTGCTAATTTTACAGACATTGAAGCTGGAACTTACACTGCTGTAACTAAAGAATTAAATGCTGATGTTCAAGAAGCTACTAGAAATTTTAGTGACCAAGCTAAAATAAATTTAACAGAATACGCCAAACTTAATGGACCTACACAAGCTGCAAAAATTGTAGAGCAAGACGTAGCTGCAAGCATGGCTAATAGTGTTGAAGGCACTATTTCAGCAGGAGCATTTACTGAAGCTGTTGTAGGTTTAGGCAGCCAAGTTTCAGAAACACCTTTAGCAGAAGAAAGAAGTAGAAATGCTATTGTTGATGAAAATGCAGTTGGTAGAGAAGCAGCACAAATAATTGAACAGGTTAATTATGAAGCTGCACAACAAAGAATAGTAAAAGGAGTAGCTGCTCAAGGAGCCGCTGCTGATATGATAGCTGAAGTTGGTAATTTACCTTCTGATATCTCAGCTACTATTGTAGAAGACCCAGCAAGTGTAGAAGCTCAAGTAGATACTGAACCAGTAGAAATTCAAGCTGCTATTGCTGCTTTACCTTCAGAAGCTTTAGTATCTTCTCAAATGGAAATTTTATTAGGCGGTTTAGAAAATGGAGAAATACCTATATGGGCTAAACCAGCTGTAGATGTTGTTAATCAAAACATGGCAATGAGAGGAATGCTTCCTTCAACAGTGGGTAGAGATGCTATTTTTAATGCAATTATTCAAAGTGCTTTTCCAATGGCACAAGGAAATGCACAAGCTTTACAAACTAGAGCAGCTCAAAATTTAAGCAATCAACAACAAGCAAATTTACAACAGTCTTCACAAGAACAACAATTAAGAATGCAAAATCTTTCTAATAGACAAGATGCTGCAAGTCAAACTGCGCAAATGGCTCAGCAAATGGCTACATTACAAAGTCAATTTACACAACAAGCTGTTATAACTACTGCTGAACAACAACAACAAACTAGAACACAAAACTTGCAGAATCAACAACAAGCTGCTGTTTTACGTTCACAGAATCAACAAGCAATAAATTCTCAAAATTTAGGTAACGAACAACAAGTAAATTTAGCTGAGTTACAAATAGAAGCTCAAGCCGCTGGTGCAGACCAAAGCGCAGAAAATCAAGCTAGATTAGTTGAAATGCAAACAGCTGCAGATTTCTTATCAAGAAATGCTCAATTAAAGCAAGACATGGATAAAGCTAATATGTCTGCTGAGCAACAATTAAGATTAGCTAATTTATCTGCAAAAAATCAATCTGAGTCAGAAAGATTAAATGCATCTCAACAAACAGAATTAGCTAACTTAAATGCAAGAATGCAATTAAATATTAGAAATGCTGACTTAGCACAACAGTTAGGATTAGCACAATTAAATGTTGACCAACAAACAGCTATGCAAAAAGCTTCTGTTGTTGCTAATATGGATATGACTAAGTTTAATTTTGAACAACAAACAGAATTAGCTAATAGTAAATTTATGCAAACTGTTACTTTAAATGATTTTAATGCTGAACAACAAGCAATTATGCAAGACGCTACAACTTTAGCTTCACTAGAGTTAGCTAATTTAGATGCTAGAACTAAAGTAGCAGCTCAACATGCTCAAGCATTTTTACAATATGATATGACTAATTTATCTAATGAACAACAAGCAAATATACTTAAAGCTCAACAAAATCAACAAAGATTATTAACAAATCAATCAGCTGAAAATGCAGCAGCACAATTTGGAGCTACATCTGAAAATCAAACAGCACAATTTTTAGCAAGTATGGAAGCTAATATGGAACAATATAATTCTTCACAAATGAACGCTATGTCTCAGTTTAATGCAACTCAATTAAATGCTGCAGCTGCTAGAGATGCAAATAGACAAACTGAAGTAGACAGATTTAATGCTCAATTAAGCACACAAGTAGACCAGTTTAATTCACAACAAGATTTTGCAAGAGACCAGTTTAATGCTCAAAATTCAGCAGCAGTTGAGCAGTCTAATGTTCAATGGCGAAGACAATCTAATTTAGTTAATACAGCCGCACAAAATCAAGTTAATATGCAAAATGCTATGAATGCTTTTAATATGTCATCACAAGCTCAATCATTTTTGTGGCAAGAATTAAGAGACCAAGCTGACTTTGATTTTAGAGCTTTCGAAGGTTCTGAAAATAGAAAAGCTCAAATTATTGCTACGGCTTTAGCTAATGAAGGAGATGCAGGTAAAACTTATGATGATTATTTAGAAAGTTTATTAACATCAGTGGGTAATTCTTATAATGGGGGTTATCTAGGAAGATATTCAGGATAGGAGAAAAATATGGGATGGTTAAGAAAAAAAGGTAGACAAATTAAAAAAGGAGTAGGAAAATTATTTTCTACAAAGTTAGGTAGAATAGTAGGTACCATAGGATTATCAATGGCTATGGGTTGGGCAGCTAGAAGTTTAATGCAAGGTGTGCAAGGTTTATTTGCAACCGCACCTCCTGTAAAACCCGGTATAAGTGAAGTAGTTGCAGAAGAGGTAGCAGGAGAGGTAGCAGAAGAAGTAACAACAGAAACATTACAAAGAACAGCAAGTAGTTTACAAGAAACTATAACTAGCTCAAAAGATGTTTTAAATTCTATTGATAAAGCTTCTTCAAATCAAGAAGCTTTTAATTTATTTCAAAGTGAATTAGATAAAAAAGTTGTAGATGGCTCTATGGAACTTTCTTCAAGTTCTACAATAACTGAAAGCGTCGAAAAAGTAAGTGCTGATTTAACACAATCATTTGACCCTGTAAGGTTAGAAACTAAAAATATATCTCCAGATTTAAATTTTAAAGTCGAAGTACCTGATTCTGAAATAGCAAGAGAAATAAGTAAAAAAGGTTATGAAGGTGACTTAACAGATGTAGCTTATACAGATTTATTTGAAGCAGGTAGATATGGCGAAATGGTTAAAAAAGTAGGTGTTGAAACAAAACAGTTTGTTACAGAAGATGTAATGCCTGAAAGTATTTCAGAAGCTACTGGAGATGTTGTTAGAGGTGAAATAGGAGGATATATTCAGGATAAATATTTTACAGAAGAACCTGCTCATCGAGCGCAAGCTCCTGCTGGTTTAATGCCTACTGAAGCTGCGCAACAAATGTATGTTCAAGATATGTCTTCACAATGGATGGCTTCTAATAATGCAACAAGAGCGCCAAGCTTTAAAGAGCTTACAAATAGTTATAGTTTTGGTATTGGTACTCCACAATATTTACAAGAATATAATCAAGGAATGGTAGGTACAACAGTGCCTATGCCAACATAAAATAAGGATACAATTATGGCAATATCAGAAAAAGCAGAAAAATTTTTAGGTTCGTCAATAAATCGTGGCAGAGCTATACCCGGACAAAGTCTAACAAACTCTCCAGAAGAACCTTATAACTGGGAAAGACCTCCAGAGTTTACTGAACCTCGTAAAGCTATGTATGAAGTTTTTGATGTTTTAACTGTACCTGAAACTACAGCTAATGTTTTAATTTCTTTAAATAACGGTGTTGGAGTAATAGATATTGCTTCCATTGTTTTATATACAGGTTTTATTGAAGGTAAATGGAATCCTGATTTAATGATGTTATTGATGGAACCAACAATGTATATGATTATGGCTTTAGCTGAAAAAGCAGAAATAAATTATCAGTTAGAAGCAGGAGATAATGATAGACCTGCTACTATGGACCCTGATAAACAAATTGAAAAAATATCAAAATCTGTTGCTTCTTTAGAAGATATTAAAAGAAAAAGTGTAGAGCAAATTAATCCTAAAGTAGTACCAGAAGAAATACAAAAAATGGTAGAAGATATTGAAATTGAACCAAGTCTTTTAGAAAGAGTTGAAGAACCAGTACAAACACAAGAAAGTTTATTAAGTAAAGGAGAAGAATAATGGCAGATGATAATTTTAAAAGTTTATTAAGTCCTCAAAGTTCATGGTATGACATTGCCAAAGGAGCTTTTAATAGAGATAAAAAATTTCAAAAAAGAAAAAGAAAAGCACAAGTAGGTTTATTTTTCATGGATATATGGGAAAACAATAAAAAAAATAAAGTTTTAAAAAATTTACAAGCTTTAGAAGATGAGAAAGTTTTAAAACATGCTGGACTTCAAGCAGACTTTGATAAATCAATAAAACTTATTGAAAGTAATGACGCTATAAATGCTTCTTCTAATAAGCAATACACTTATTATGATGATTTAGCAGAAAATTGGTTTAACGAAAATTATGGTAGTATAGATGGTTTTAGCGAAGAAGATTTATATAGTCAAGATTTTATTAATAAAAAACGAGAATTAAAAAGAAATTATATTGATGGTACTTTATATCAAAGACACCTAGATGAAATGAAAGGTGTTCCTACTATAACAGTAGGGGAAGGAGAAGATGCTAGAGAAGTTTTTGTTAGAACTAAAGAAGCTTACTTTAAGCCTTACGATGACTATTATAAAGCTAAGCAAAAGTATTATACTCAACCAAAAAATTTAAGTGTTATTCATCAGGCTTTATCTTTTATCCCCGGTTTAGGCGGAGATGAAATAACATTAAAAGAAGATATTAATAGCACTAAAGAATTAGCTGATAAAAGAATTGCTAGAAGAAAAGATTTATTTACAGATAATGAAGCTCAAACAACTTTAGCTATAAATATAGAAGATTTGAGAGCAGAATCTCAAAACTTTACTATAGACATAGAATCAGCTTATGAAATTTTAGATGATGCAGGCGTTGACAAAAATTTACAAGATAATTTATTAAGAGATGCAAGAGGGCTATCTAAAGACGGAAATGTTTATACTGTAGGAAATGTAAACACAGTATTAACAAGTTATTTAGATGAACCTGTGTCATATCAACTAACGGCAATTCAAGAAGATAATAAAGATAAAGTAGTAGCAATAATGGGACCAAGACCAGAAGTAGCTGATGTAAATAATCCAACAGATGAAGAGGTAGCTGCTCAATCACAATATGATAGAGACTTTAAATACAGGATAAAAGAATTATCAGCTAACCAACTAGGTATGGAGGTTTCTTATATTGATAAACTGACATACTCAGTAGATAGTACAGTTGATTTCTTGTATGACCTAGACCCTGACTTAGACCCAGAAAGAAAAAATGAACTAAGAAATAAGTTTATAGAAGACCGTATTTTAAAAGAATTTGGAACTGCTGACAATCAATTAGTTAATTCAATAAGAACTACTTATATGGCAGAAATAGCAAGTGAAGTTATGCTTGCTAAAAATGGTATAGGTACAAGAGATGGAACAAATGACGCTTTTAATTTTAAAATAAGTGTTGTTCAAGCAACAACACAAGGACAATTTGAACACTTTAGAAACGTAGTTCCAGAGTTTAAAAATTTAGATGATGCACAAATACAAAGTAATTTACAAAGTGGTAAGTACGATGATTATATTTATAATCTTTACAAACTAAACAAAACAAATGTTTTAAATCAAGTAATAGATTCTATCTCAGGAGGCTCATCAAGTAATTTTTTAGATGACTTTAGAACAAATGCTGACACTAGTTTTCGTCCATAAATTTATATAAAAATATGAATTATAATCAAGAACAACAAGCTTTATATAAACTATATGGTGTTAGTAATGCTAAAGAATTAAATGAATTTATAGATAAAGAATTAATTGATTTAGGGGTTACAGATGTTTTTTCTGATGATTATAAAAATTTAACTTTAGATGATAAAACATTAAATCTTATAGAGTATAAAAAACAAAATTATTTTGGAACAGAAAAATTACCTTTAAATGAAGCTGTTGAAAAGTTAAATTATAATTTAAATAATTTATCTGAAAAAGAAAGAAGCGAAAGCTATACAAATTTTATATCTTTTTATGGTGAAGATAATCTTCCTGACTTTTTAAATCCTAATAAACCAGCTCCTAAAAGACAAAAAATTGGGTACTATGCAGATGGTACTCCTCTTTACTATGATTCATTAGATACTAAACAAAAAGAAAGATATCAAAGAATTTTAACTCAAAAGGCTGGTACAACATTAACTACTTTAAAGGAAAAAGGAATAAGAGATTATATTCCTGATGAGCTTGAAAAAATATCAGGTAATTTTGCTGAAGAAGTTGTTTCAGGAACCCTAGATTTTGGTGGTTTTGTTTATGATAGTGCTTTAGGTTTAGTTGATTGGGCTACAAGTCCTATTGCTGGAGGTACTAAATTAAAAGAAAAAATTGGTACTGGAGAAAAATACGATGAATTTGCTGATGTTGCCGGCGCTACTTTTGGTGGTCGTTTAGCAGGATATGAAAATATGGAAGTTGTAATGCAGGACGACGGCACTTTAATTTACACAACTAAAGAACCTAAAACAATTGCTGGACAACTTACTGTCGGTGTAGGTGAGTTTGTTGCTAATTATATTATAGGTAAAAAAGGTTTTACTAAATTAGTTGATAAGAAGAGTCAAAAAAAAGTAGATGATTTTATTAAAAAATATGGAACTTATACTGCTGGTACTTCTACTGCTGCTAATATAGCAAACCGAGCTAGAACAATAATGGTTAGAGGTGCGCCTACTTATGCTAAAGCGCAGTATGCTTTACAAGTTAGTTTGGACCCAGAAGAAGGCAGATTTGCTTATGCTTTAGGGGAATGGTTGTCTGAAAGAAGTGACTTAGCTGAAGAATTTTTTGATTACTTAGATTTAACAGACCCTGCAGAATTATCAGAAGCTGAAAATAGACTAGGACTTCTAGTTGAAGATTTATTTTTAATAGGTGGACTTGCTGGTGTTTTTTCTGCGGCTAAAGGTACATACAATATATCACGAGATAGTATTATTGCAGCAATGCAAGGACTTAGAAATTTAACCCCAAAAGCTAAAAAACAATTTAAAGCAACTGTTGAAAACTCAGCTTCAAAAAATAGTAAAAATTCAAAAAGTAAAATTAATAAAAAAACTGTTGAAGATACCAGAAAAAGTTTAATGCTTTCTAGTAACCGAATTATCAGAGCTTTTCAAAAAATTGGTAAGAATTTTAAATCAGAAGGATATTTAAACGCAGAACTTTTTAATATTATTAAAGCTTCTGATAAAGCAAAAATAGCATGGGCTTCCAGAGCAGAAAACTTAGCTACAAATTTAGAAACTCAATTAAAAAAGTTATCGGCTAAAAATTATTTTAAAAATGCTGATGAATTAAATAAATTTATAGAGGATATTTTAACTGCGCAAAACAATGTTACAAGAACTAAGCTATATAAAAATTTACCTAAAGAAGTTAAAACTCAACTTAAAGAAATTAGGCAAACTATTGATGATTTAAGCTCTCAATTACTACAACAAAAAGGAATTTCTAGTGAACTTAAAACAGAAATTAGAAAAAATCTTGGTAAATATTTAAGACAAAGTTACAGAAGATTTGAAGATGTTAAGTCTAAGCCTTCTCAACAAAGAATTGATGACGCAGTAGATTATTTAGTTAAAAAAAATAAAGGTACTTACGGGTATAAATCTTTATCTGATGATGCTTTAAGAAGCAGAATGGAAGTACAAATTAAAAATTTATTAGATGGTACTAAGGGTAAAGATTATAAAAAATTTTTAGACGATATGTTTAAAAATCAAAAAATGAGAAATTTAAACATTGTTTATAAAAAAAGAAAACAATTTGCAGAACCAATTCAAAAATTATTAGGTAAAGAAGATGCTACTACAAGAATTTTTAGAACTGTTTCTAATTTATCAAATGATATATTTAATGCTAAACTTTATGATGACCTGTATAAAGCAGGAAATAATAAAATTTTCTTTACACCTAAACAAGCTGAAAAATTTGCTGCTTCTGCCAAAACTCAAAGACAAAAAGATGATTTTTTTAGATTTCAGTCTGCAACAATTGAAGGTGCAGAGTTTGGTGCTTTAAATGGTTTAAAAACTACGCCAGAAATAGCAAGACTTTTTAATACTGTTAATAAAAACAAGATTAGGGAAGGAGCTGAACAAGTTTATAGTATGTTTTTAATGGCAAAAGGTTATGGTCAAGCTGCTGCTACCGTCGGTAATCTTTATACTCATTTAAGAAATACTTATGGTCAAGGAACTATAATGCTTTCAAATGGTATGAATCCTTTTAGTGCTGAAACAGGAAATGCTTTTAAAATTTTACAAGACAGATTAACTAAAGGTGGAGATAAAGAATTACAAAAAATTTATGCTGAATTTTTAGAGCTAGGAATTGTTAATCAAAATGTTAAAGTTGGAGATTTTAAAAGATTAATTAATAACCAAGCTACATTAAAAGTAGGTGATGATTTTTTTAAAGATTCTTCTATTATAAAAAATAAAGATAAAAATATTTTAGAAGCTTCTAAAGATAAAGCACAAGAAATTTTTAATAAAACAACAGATTTATATGTAGCTGAAGATGATTTATTTAGAATAGCTGCTTTTGATAAAGAATTAAAAGTTTTACAACAGGCTGAAAAATTAAAACCAATTAATACTCAAAAAACTTTAGCAGAACTAAAACAAGAAGCAGCAGACATAGTTAGAAATACCTTTCCAACTTATGAGTTAGTTCCTTTTGTAGCGCAAAGACTTAGAACTTTACCCTTTGGTAATTTTTATTCTTTCCATGCTGAAAGATTTAGAAATACTATTGAAACTTACAAAAGAGGTTGGTATGAAATAAACTCTAATAACAAAGTTTTAATGCAAAGAGGTTTTGATAGATTAGCAGGTAAAATAACTTATGGTGCTTTTGGAACTACTGCAGTTTCTACTGCTAGTCGTAATTTATTTGGAGTTACAGAAGAAGACGACAGAAATTATAAAGATTTATATGGTGCGCCGTGGGAAAAAAATAGTGAGTGGGTTTATATGACAGACAAAGAAGGTAATTTATATTATATAGATACACAATTTACTGACCCAGATGCACCTGTAAATAATGCTATTAGAGGTGTTTTAAGAGAATTACTAGACCCTAATACTCCTGCTGATAGTGCTTTTAAAAGAATATCAGATGCTGTTTTTGAAGGCGCAAAAGAATATTTTAAACCTTTTGTAGATGAGGCTCTTTTTACTGAAAGAGCTATTGATGTATTATTTCAAGCAGAGGATAGTAAAACTAAAAATAAAATAGGTATTGTTGAAACTGATGACATTCTTGATATAACTGGTAAAAAAATTGAATATGCGTTTGAAACTCTTATACCTCAAACAATTCGTCAATTATATAAAGAGGATAAATTAGGAAACTCTATTTATCGTGAATTAACTGAGGAAAATCCTAAAGATAAATATGACAACCCTATAGATTCTGGTAGAGAATTAATAGTTAATGCTACAGGTTTAAGATTTAATCCTCTTACAGAAGTAAAAGCAGAAAATGCATTATCATTTAAATTAAAAGGCTTAGATGGTACATACAAGCAATATAGAAATGAATTACATAAATTAATTAATGATGCAAAAACTGATAGTTCAATTTCTTTACAAGATATTCTTAACAAACATTTAGAAATAAACTCATCTTATTACAGAGATTATGTTGAAGCTATAAAAGCTGTAGAAGCTGCTAAATATTTTGACATAAATCCTTTAACTTTAGGAGAAATTATAAAAGATAATACAAGTTTTAAAAAAGAAAATAAAACAGACTTACAATTTTTAACAAATAATTTTCATCCTATTATAATAGGAGAAGAATCTTACAAGACTTTATTAGCAGAAGTTATAAGAAGTGGCGAAGATAAAAGAGCTATTTTAGATACTATAGCGACAAATAATTGGAAGTTTAAACAATTACCTATTTTAGATTTAGAAAATATAAGTGAACAAGATATGGAATTTTTTGAAGAGCTTATGGAGGAAGAAGGTATAGGTGAAACAGTCTCTAGAAGCCTAACAGAAAAAATAAGAGAAAGAAGAGTAACAGGTGGCTTAGTAACAGGACCAGATGTTCCTCAAACAAAAGAGGACCCAGCAGACCGTATCAATCCTATTACTGACGAGCCTTATCAAGAACAGATGGACAGGCTAGGCTTTGCTGAAAGTAAAAAAGATTAAGTGGAAGCTTTTATTCTTATGCTAGATTTAATTAAAGCTAATATTAGAAAAGAAGAAGGTTTAAAATTAGAAGCTTATAAACCTATAAAATCTGAAAAATATTATACTATTGGATATGGAAGATACGGTCCGACTATTAAAGAAGAAGATGTTATTACACTAGAACAAGCTGAACAATTTTTAACTGAAGACGTAAATATTAGATTAAAAGAGATTAATAATTTATTACCTGCTTTTAACTCTTACCCGACAGAAATTCAAGTTGCTTTATTTAGTGAATATTACAGAGGCTCAATAGGACAAAGCCCTAAAACAATAAAACTTCTAAATGAAAAAAAATATAAAGAAGCAGCTATAGAGTTTTTAAATAACAAAGAATATAAAAATGCTGTTGAATTAGGTAAGCCCGGTATAAGAAAACGTATGGAAGAAGTAAGTAAAACTATAAAAATATTAGAGGATATTAACAATGCTCCTCTACACTGAACAACAATTAGAAGAAGCTTGGCAGGAAAACTGCAAGGTTAGAACACATCTTGGTTTACCTTGGTTTACTATGGAAGACTATAGACCTTTGTATGAAGAAGAGATGGAAAAGTTTATGTTAGGAGAATTTTAATGGGCTTTCCGTTTGAAATAATTACTATGTTAGCCTCGACAATTCTTGGTGGATTAATGAGTATCTGGGCTGAAAGTCGTAAGGCTAAAGCAGAGAATGAAAAGCTTCTTATAACTCGTGGTGAGTTTGATATGAAAGCTAGAAAGCAATCTATTGAAGCCGGACAAAAAGATAAAGGCTTTGCTTGGACTAGAAGAATTATAGCTTTAAGTTCTGTGTTTGCTATTGTTGTATTTCCTAAACTAGTTGCTGTGTACTATCCAGATGTATTAGTAACAGTAGGGTATACACAATGGAATCCGGGCTTTTTGTTTTTTACAGAAGGTAAAGAAATATTTGAATGGATAACTTTCGAGGGCTTGGTAATAACTCAGTTAGATACTAACCTAGTATCAGCTATTATTGGCATGTACTTTGGTGGTAGTTTAGCAAAAGGAAGATAATGAATACAAAAACATGGATGGATTTATTAGAAACTGTAGGTATTCCTGCAGCTTTTGCAGTCGCCGCAGGTTGGATGGTCTGGAAACTGTTTAACCACCTAATCGCCGACGTTCATAAGAAATTAGATACACAACACAGCATGATAGTAGCTTTAATAGATAGAGTAAGACAAATAGATAATGACATAATAAGAATAGATACAATGTGTAGAACCGCTATGGGCGTTCCCGTAGATGTAGATAGGTTAGCAAGAGCAGATGGAAAAAAAGACCAGCGAAAAGATTAAGGAAATAATAGAAATGAAAATACTAAGTACAATATTTATAGTCTTGGTACTAGGTGTTAGTGGCTTTGCTGATGCTGATGAAATGGTACATAAATTTAAAAGTCCTAGCTTTAGTGGTATAGGAACTTCAGCACATTATCTTACGATTGAGAATCAAGAACACATGCGTAAGATGACAATAAAAGAAGAAATAAAAGCACTGCAAGAACAAATAGAAAGAGATGCAGAAAACACAACTCTTGCAAGATTTATAAGAAACTTAGAGTCTAGAATATATGCACAACTATCTAGACAACTAGTAGAGAATTTATTTGGAGAAACCCCTAGTGATAGTGGGATATTAGAATTAGAAGGCAACACCATAGAATATGAAGTTGTTGACGGAGTTATAACATTAAGGATTACAGATAGTGAAGGGAATACAACAGTTATCAGTTTGCCTATTGGCAGTTTTACTTTCTAGTTGTGCAGTAATAGCAAAGAACGAAGACTTATTTATAACACAAGATAGAAAGCCTGCTCAAGTTTTAGATTTGCAATCAGAAGAATTAGCAAGTTTACCGCCTGCAGAAAATAGACCTGTAGTAGCAGTGTATAGAGACAGCTTTCAAGATTTAACAGGACAAAGAAAAAGCAACAGTAGCTTTGCTATGTTTAGCACAGCAGTCACACAAGCTCCTGAAGCTTTACTCATTAGGGCTTTAAAGCATGCATCTAATGGACAATTTTTTAGAGTTGTTGAAAGAGTAGGATTAGATAATCTTACTAAAGAACGACAACTTATTCGGTCAACCAGAGAAAACTTTGAAGAAGATATAAAGCTTCAACCTTTATTATTTGCTGGTCTTATAATACAGGGTGGTGTCTTATCTTATGATACCAATATTGAAACTGGTGGATTGGGTGCTAGGTATCTAGGCATAGGTAATAGTACTCAGTATAGAGAAGATGTAGTTACTATTTCATTAAGACTAGTTTCTGTGTCTACTGGTGAAGTATTAATGGAGACTACGGTTTCTAAAAATATTTTATCAACAAGTGTTTCTCAAGATTTCTTTCGCTTTATTGAAATGGGTACTGAACTCGTAGAGATAGAGGGAGGAGTCGCTGAGAATGAAGCTGGTTCTATAGCTTTGCAAAAGGCAATAGAAGCTGGCGTATTAAATTTAATAAAAATAGGAATAAATAGAGGGTATTGGAAATATGAAAACTTTGAAATTGATAAGCCTTGTGATGTTGATGCTGACGAGTGCATTGATATACGGGGATGATAATGAAATATATATAGACCAATCAGGCGATACTGCTAACATAGATTTAGAACAACTTGGTGGTGGAAACATCATCGGTGGTTTAAATTCTTCAGCAGGAAACCTAACTGCATTAGACTTAGATGGCTCTACATTAACTCTAGATATTAACCAAATAGGAGACTATAACTTATTCTATGGTGATATCTTAGGAGATAATATTACAGGCTATTTTAATTTTGATGGTAGTTCAAATGAATTTACTATTCAAGTTGACCCAACTAATACCTATGGTGCTGATAGCTCAGACTTTAATGTTCAGGCTACTGGTGATAGCAATGACTTTACCCTCAATGTAGGGACAAGTGCTATGGCTAGTAATACCGACTTGGACTGGGTGATAAACGGGAGTTCAAATACACTGGACTTCGACATCAATTATGATGGCGGCACTTCGTGGGTTGATATAGATGGTGACAGTAATAGTGTAACTTTTGACGGTAGTGGATATGCTGGCGGGTACTTTTACCTAGACCAGACAGGTGATTCACGAACTTTTAATATACAGCAACTTAGTACATTAAATAATGATTGGCTTAAGATTATTTCTTCTGGTGATAACGGCAGTGTTTGCGTCATACAAGATGATGGCGGAACAGCAGTCGGATGTTAGCATAGGAAATATTACAGAACTTAAAGGTAACGGCAGGGTCGTTAGGGAACATGCACCTTATGATGCTGCCTTATCTTTTAGTATAGAAAGTTTTGATAATGTAGAAACTTCTAACGGTAGGATGGGTATTACCTTCCTTAATGATACCCAAGTTCGTCTGACCGAGCATTCTGAATTGCTCATAGATGAATTTATTTATGACCCTAATCCATCTAAATCTAAGATGGCTCTTAATTTTACTAGTGGAACTGCTAGGTTTATTACTGGTAAACTAAACAACATCAATAAAGAAAACATTGCTATTAGGACACCAAGTGCCAACGTGTCAATTCGTGGGACCGACTTCACTCTGACAGTAAATGAACTAGGTGAATCTCTTATTATATTACTACCTAAAGATGATGGTACTCCAAGTGGAGAAATACTTGTAGCTACTGCTGCAGGTGAGGTAGTACTCAATCAGCCCTTCCAAGCTACTACAGTTTCTATGTTTGAGACTGAACCATCTAAGCCAGTTATACTCGATATTACTACGCAGTTGATTGACAACATGTTAATTGTTAATCCACCGAAAGAAGAAATAAGTTTAACTGAAACAACAACAGACACCAGTAGCAATAATATATTAGATGTAGACTACTTAGAATTTGAAGACTTAGATATAGACTACTTAGCTCAAGATGATTTAGAGTTTTCTGAGCTAGATATAAACTACCTCGATGTAAATTTTCTTGAAGACCTTTTAAATATTATTGAGGATATCAATGAGCTGGACCAAACAGAAACTTTATTAAAGGCTGACTTAGATTTAAAAGGAACTTCATTTGGTTTCGATGCTGAAACACAAATCAATACTTTTACTACTGATAATACTTTAACTTTCTACAAAGCCTTAGAAGATACTGTAAGAATTGATTTAGATAAATCAGCCTCGTATACAGTCATACTTGTACAGAACGGTAAAAGTACACAGATTATTGTTAATGGTGGTAGCTCTTCTAAGATAACAATTAAACAGAGTAGTTAATATGAAGTGGTCAATACCTTTACTAGCCCTACTAATCGTACCTTTACTTTTTAATTTTGTACCCCTAGAAATACTAAGATTAAAAACCTTTGATACCTTTGTAGAAACTCCAGAGCCTTCAGGACATTTTGTTATTCTTAATATAACAGAAGAAGATGTACAAGAAAGAGGTGGTTATCCTTTTCCCCGACAAGACCTTGCTCAAATTCACATTGATTTATTAAACAACGGAGCTATTGGAGTCGGTTGGGTTATACTGTTTCCTCAAGAAGATAGATTTGGTGGCGATAAAGATTTTAGTACAGCTCTAAGTTATTCACCTAGTATCTTAGCTATGCCTGAATTTAATAATGGAGATTATCCAAAGACACATGGTACAGTTATACTTGGTCCAGATGTAGTCTTACCTAAAGCTACGGGCTTTCTACAAAACATTCCCGAACTACAAAGTTCTGCAGCACAAGGTGCAGTATCTGCTCCAGTAGATGTAGATAACCTTGTTAGAAGATTACCTTTATTACAACAAACACCCGACGGTTGGGTTGCTGCTTTTGGTACGGAAGTATTAAAAACTTTAGTAGATGCTTCAACCTATCAAATAAAAACAAACGAAAACGGAATAGAACAAATAAGAGTTAGAAATTTACCAGAAATAAATACAGATAGTATGGGTAGAAAGTGGATTAGCTGGGTTGATACACCACAGACTACACTAAAAGAAATGGATGTTGCAGGTAGGTTTGTATTTGTAGGAGTTACTGCAGCAGGGGTAATGCCTCAACTAGCTACACCAAAGGGCTTATTAGAACCTCACAAGATTCAAGCGGCTCTTGCTGAAAGTATTTTAATTGAATCACCTCAGATACCAGACTATAGATTGTTTGTTGAACTATTATTATTATGCACCTCAGTCTTATTAGTGGCTTTTGTTGTTAGTTACTTTGGACTTACTTGGGGTATAGCATTAGCAGGAACTGCAATGTCCGGTGTAGCCTACCTAGGATATTACTTTATTTCTATAGGATATCTAATAGATGTTACTTGGAGTTTGATAAGTATGTTTGTGGTAGCCGCTCAACAGTTCTATTTAAACTTTAGAACTCAGTTCAAACTTAGACAACAGATTAAAAAACAATTTGGAACTTATCTATCTCCAGACATGGTAGCTATGCTACAAAAGAATCCAGAGCTTCTTAAGCTAGGTGGAGAAAGAAAAGAGATGACGTTCTTGTTCACAGACATTATGGGCTTTACTCCTGTGTCAGAAGTATTTAAAAATAATGATGACCCTGAAGGCTTAGTAGAACTTATCAATACCTACTTAGATAAGATGACAAAAATTATCCTTGCTAATGGTGGAACCATAGATAAGTATATGGGCGATTGTATTATGGCATTTTGGAATGCACCTCTCCCTTGTAAGAATCATGCAGAGTTAGCTATTAAATCTGCGATAGAAATAGAACAAGCAACAGTAGAACTAAATAAACAATTTAAAGAACAAGGATTAGACTTACCACCTATCAATGTAGGGACTGGAGTGAACTCCGGAATTTGTATTGTAGGGAATATGGGAAGTGAAACTAGATTTGATTACTCAGTAGTAGGTGATGCAGTTAATTTATCAGCTAGACTTGAAGCAACTGCTGGCAGAAATGATTACAAACAATGGAAGATTATTATTTCTGAGTACACTAAAGAACTAGCGGGTGATGTTTTTGCTTACGAAAAGATAGATAGTATTATGGTCAAGGGTAAATCAGAGCCAATTACCATATATTTCCCTCAAAATAAGGCTAAATCCTCATAGAGCTACTCAGAGGCTCTCTAAGAACTTTTATTAAAAATCCAAAGGATATCATTACTAACATTAAAAGAATGTCTTACAAGAGATTGTGTGCGGTCGATTTTTAAAAAATTAAGAAAATATTGCAGTAATAAGATTCTTTATTAAAAAAGCTAGACCAACTGCATTTAATATTATTAATGCCCTATCTTTCCAAAGTAATCCTACGAACAACCAACCTGATACTCCTATAATAGATAAACTTAAATCATATAATTGCATACCTTCCACGCCTCGTAAAGACATAGCAGTTACAATTATAAAACTTGATATCCATTTAACATACCAAGACATATCTCCTTTCGGAGTAGCCGACTTAAATATTCTTTTGGAATTTTTTAATTCTTCTAAATCAAACTTCATTTGTTACTAAAGCATTAACTTCTCTTTCTAAAAACTTATGTAGAGGGTCTAACTTAGTCTTTGCGTTTCTAATAATATTTTTAATTATTTCTTTTTCACAAATCGAAAACACATTATCAACTTCATTCTCTGGAAGCATACTAAGTTCTGTCACTATTTTGTTTTCTCTGGTCAGTAATACTTTAAAGCTTATTAGGTTCGCTTCTTTCTGGCTCATTTGTATTCTCCAAGTTACTAAATGTAACTTTATCTTGTCGTCCTCTTAGCCCTGCTTTCATATAAGAAGTTGCTCGACCCTCAAAAAAGTTTTGATGTTCAACTCCCATTACTTCGTCTATCCAAGTAAGAGGATTCTCTTTTTGATTGTAGTTAGTTTTAAGACCTAACTGTAAAAGTCTTCTATCTGCGATGTAACGGTTGTACTTATACATATCTTCTTTAGTTAATCCTTGAATGTTACCCATTTCAAAAACTAAATCTAAGAATTTATCTTCAAGCTTAACCATCTCTCGGCATATCTGATATATTTCTTTTTTAAATTCATCTGTCCATATATCTATATTTTCTTGTATAAATTGTCTGAATAATTTTGTCATTGCTTCTACATGCATAGATTCGTCACGAATAGAATATGTAACTATCTGTCCCATGCCTTTCATCTTACCGAACCTTGGGAAGTTTAATAAGATTGCAAAGCTACTAAATAATTGTAGCCCTTCTGTAAAAGCTGAATAGACTGCTAAAGTTTTAGCTATACTTTTCTTATCTTGTCTGGTTGTTTTAATATCGCTAATGTATTCATGCTTGTCAGACATCTCTTCATATTCAGCAAAGGCTTTATATTCATTGTCGGGCATACCAACAGTATCAAGTAATAAACTGTAAGCATGTTGATGAATAGATTCCATATTAGCAAATGAACCCATCATCATTCTAGCTTCTGGTTTCTTAAAGATACGCATGTACCTATCAATATAACCTGCACCTACATCTACATCTGATTGAGTAAACAATCTAAATATCTGTGTAAGTAAATTCTTTTCTACCTCAGTAAGGTCTTGCCAATCTTTAACATCTGTGTGTAAAGGCACAGATTCTGGCATCCAATGCATTTGGTTTTGTAAGACATAGTAGTCAAACATCCAAGCATCATCAAATGGTTTATAGTATTCTCTCGTTCCCAACAAGCTCATAATCTAACTCTCTTAATATTTTAATATACTCTACTGCTTCTGCATATTCTTTAAATAACTTATCAATAGTCTCAACCATATCAGGATGGTCAGCTACTGCAACTGGGTCACTAAGATATAATTTTAAATTAGTCTTAGCTATCGTTTTTTGTGCTTCATATTTTTTTTCTAAAGCTTTAAATAATTCTCCGTTCATTTACTCTTCCTCTTTTAATTTTTATCCTTGTCCTCTATATTTTTTCCAAGACCTCTTCTTGTTTTTATTCATCCGAGAAAAACCTACATTGTTTCTCCCAATAGAAGTCTTCTTACCTCTTGCTCCTGTTACTGGTTGATGTCCTGTTGTAAACTGTAGCTTTGATTTCTTAGGCATTATCCCTCACAAGCTATACAACCTTCATCTAGTTTTATCCTAGGTATTTTAACATTTACATTCTCAGCATTCCTAGCTGCGTTTGACCTAAAGTAATATAAAGATTTTAACTTACTAGCTCCATACCAATGTACATCATTTACATACTGCATGTATTCATCATGTACTGCTTGAGGTTCAGTAGCTTTAGGCAAAACAAAAAATAAATTTACTGACTGAGATTGACAAATAAAATCTTGTCTTTGATGTGCATGTTCTACAACCCAGATTTGATTTATTTCATTTGCTGTTTTAAATATTTCTTTTTCTTCTTCAGTTAATACTTTTAAATGCTGAACAGAACCATCTTGTCCGGCTATATCTTTCCATAACTCAGTTAATTTTTTACCTTTAATTCCTTTAGCCTTAAAAAGTTTTTCAAGATATTTATTCTTTACTTGGTAGCTTCCGGATAAAGTCTTGTGTGTATAAACATTAGCACGGTACGGCTCAATCGAAGGAGATGTTCCGCCACAAATAATACTAGAAGAAGCATTAGGAGCAACAGCAAGAAGGTGAGCAAACCTAAACCCACTACCAGAAATATCAGGAGCTTCCCCCCTCGAATCAGCAAGTCTTTGAGAAGATTCCAAAGATTTTGTCTTGATGTGTTTAAACGCTTTATAATTAAATCCAGATGCATAGATACTTTCAAAAGGAATTTGTTTGGATTGAAGGTAGGCGTGAAACCCCATCGCTCCCAAGCCAATCGACCTTTCTCTGTAAGCTGAGTAAGCAGCTTTAGTAAAACCTCTTTTACCTTTTCGTATGTATTTTTTAAACCTTTTAAAATTTGCATTATATTCTCCTAGTTTTTCTGTATCAATAGCATTATCAATAAAGTGTTGTAATACATTATCTAACATTGTTATTAAATCTGCAATAAAAAAAGAATCTTTTGACCATTCATCAAAGTGTTCTAAATTAACTGAAGACAAACAACAAACAGCTGTTCTTTCTTCATCTGTTGGTAAAGTTATTTCAGAACATAGATTACTTTGTTTGATTTCTAAGCCTAAGTCTTTTTGTTTTTGTGGTAAAGCTTCATTACACTTATCTATATTGACAATGTAAGGCTCTCCTGTTTCAGCACGAGCATTTATTATTTGCCACCATAGTTCTCTGGCATTAATAATTTTAGTTGGCTCATTTGTTTTAGGGTCTATCAATCTCCAATCAGCGTCTTCTTCTACTGCTTTAAGAAATTCATTATTAATATTAACTCCATTGTGTAGGTTTAAACATTTTCTATTTATATCTCCACCGGATTCTTTCCTCATATTTATAAACTCTTCAATCTCAGGGTGCCAAACATCCATGTATGCGGCGTAGCTTCCTCGTCTTGTTACGCCTTGATTGAAGGCTAACATCTGTGAGTCTACAACATGCATAAAGGGGATTGAACCAGTAGACTTACTACCGTGAGCAGTAGATATACCATTACTACGAATGTCTCCCCAGTATCCACCGATACCTCCACCCGAGCTTGCCAACCAAATGTTCTCATCATAATGAGATGAAAGACCAGTCCTGCTGTCAGGTACATAATTAAGGAAGCAGCTAATAGGAAGCCCACGCTTGGTTCCCCCGTTACTAAGTATAGGGGTGCTAAACATAAACCAACAGCGGGAACTGTAGTTATAAAGTCTTTGAGCGAGTTCAAAATCTGTGACACCTTTGAAGGTGGCTCCGAAGACGGAGGCTCTTGCGAATGCTTCTTGTGCATGTGTTTCTTCTCCTGTGAAATATCTATCTTTTAAAGTATCTAAACTAAATTTATCTAAAATTTTTTCGTTGTCGTAATCTATCTTTATACCTAAGTATTCTTTTGTTCCTATTTTATCTACCATCATTATCCTTTTTTAAATAAGGGTCTGTACCGTCGTGAATATATAATAATATAATTGCATAATGTAATATCTTCATAATGTCTTTTCTATTATAACCATTTTTATTACCGTACCTTTTAGCATATTTAATTATATTACCAATACTAAAACCTACTCCGTGTCCTGCGTCTATAATAATATCTGTAGCTTGATATTTATTTATAGCATAGTGTTGTTTATAAGTATCATCAATATAATCTTTTAGTTCTGCTATTAAATCATCTTCATTAAATCTATACATTTGGGATTCCTAATTCTTCTAATGTTATGTCTGGGTTTTTCTTTACTTGTTTATAAAACCAACGCAATGAGTAAGCACTCAACATGAATCTATTGTTAGCATAGATGTGAGTTTGCTCTGGTAAAAATTCTTTCAAGTTCTTTAAACTAATCCTAGTAGCGTCTTCTCCTTCTGGAACCATTGATTGCAACCATTGAATTAATAGTTCTTCACTTTTTCTTCTTAATCTTTTTGCTTTCTTTCCATTCATAATACTTCCTCTACGTTAGGTTCCTTAACTATATTAGTAAAATATACTGGTCCTTTAGCATACTTAAATACACGAAGACCCTTTCCATCATTGGAAGAGGCTCGACATGTAAATTTATATGGGCAGAAAGTACACTCTTTAGGTAACTTCATGTTACCAGACTGACCTTCCGGTACTGCAGTAAAGCAATAATCAGGTGGAGAATCCGACTTGATAATTTTTTTTACTCTATCTATTTTAGACTTTATATTAGGTTTGTCAAGGTCTTGAGGACGAAACAGGGCTAATTCTCCTGTCTCTTTATTGAATGCTAAAAATCCACCTTGAGATGTCTTCTCTGCTTCTTCATATCCTGCGAGCTGAGCCATATATCCAAAGGTATCTTGCTCTGCTAATGTACCTTCTCTAAACTTTCTAAAAGAATAACCAGAAGCGGTCTTAATATCTACTACTTCACCATCAATTTTACAATCCATGTGTCCCTTAATACCTTTAACAGATACGGCTTTTTGCTCAGCTGTAACTCTATGTCCTGCAAGTTTAATGAAAAATATTAGTAACACTTCTAAGATATGTCCATATAAAAATTTAATAAAGGTAGAAGGTTGTAACTCAGAATCTTTATCTTTCTCTTCGTGCATGTCGTACCACAGCTGCCTTTCAGGCTTACCGATGTTAGACATTCTTAGGGTTTGAGTAGTTGCTTTGTTTCTTTTTAATGGAGTAGCCCACTCCTGCACACAACTAGCAATATCAACACCTAATTCTTCTATTAATTTCTTAGGTATTTTAATTTTTTCACCGGCAGAAAGAACTCCGATAGTGCTGTAGATATCTTCTACTAAGGTATCTAAATTTTTATTTCTTTTGCTCATCTTCTATTTCCTTAAAAGCTTTGATAACATCAGATGAAAATAGCTTTTGTAAATTAACTAACCACATTCTACTAGCATTGTGGTCTCCTCCGGCTACGGTTTTAAAACTATCTAGTTCTTTAACTATAGTTCTTAAAACTTCAGTATGAAATACTAAGGTGCAGTATTCTTTATCGCCGACACAAAGATGATGAAACCAATAGTCTGATTCAGTTGCTTCAATACCAGAAGGTTTACCATAGCTTTCATATTCAATAGCTATGTTTCCAGTATCCATCCACATACCTCTTTCAGATTTGACTTCTATTCGTTTATTACATAGCATCTCTGCTACTTTGTCTTCTCTGATACTACCGAACTCTAAATCTATATCAAATTTCTTTCGGTCTTTTTTAGTGGGTTTCACTCCAATTGTCTCCTACTTTGAATTCACCATCAAGAGGACAACGCATGTTAAAATACTCTCCGGCATCTTGAATACTTTGTACTGCTAATTGTCCTGCTTGATTGGCTTGAGAATCTTTAACTTCTATCTGCCATTCATCGTGAATATTTGCCACAAATTTAAAATCAATATTACAAGTTTTAAGTTTATCATTTAAAAGTACCAAAGCTTTTTTCATTACTATGGCTCCTCCTCCTTGTAATAAAGTATTTAAAGCGGCATGTTTATGTCTTAAAAATATTTTTCTTCCGTCTAATCCTTTGAGGAAGCCTTTGCTAGCTGCTCGGTCAACTCTCGTCTTAAGAGACTTAAGTGTTGGTAGACTATTAAGAAACTGTTCTCGCAGCCGTTTACCATCTCTTCTATCTCCTTCAATGATGCTTCCAATTTTTTCATCTCCGGCACCGTATATAAGTGCATAGATGAAAGTCTTAGCCTCATCTCTTGATTTAAGACCAGCAAACTCTCTATTAGTTGTGTGAATGTCTCCGTTGATAATTTCATTTATGTACTCCTTATCTGACATATAGTGGGCTAACATTCTTAATTCTAATCCTGAAGCATCAACACCCACTAGCTTATAACCTTCAGCCACTATCCAACAAGCTCTACATTCCTTACCATAAGGACTATAAACAGCAGGGACTTGAGCCATGTTTGGATTTCTGTGTGTCATTCTACCTGTAATGGCACCTGTAGATATTACTGCTCCATGTACACGATTATCAGGTTTCAAACTATCCAACCAAGATTCAATTTGTCCTACTCTTTTTTGTATTAATAGATATTCAGCTATTAATTGAGCTTCTTTTATATGTGATATTTTACTTAATGTTCCCTCATCTACAATAGGTTGTCCGGTTGGAGTAAATCTTTTTGGCTTCCAACCAAAGTCTATTAGATATTGTCCTATCTGTTGACGAGACCCTAAGTTAAATTCTTTAAGTTCTTTTCTAGTGAAAGGAGTAATATCATTATCAGCTACTCGTTCTTCATATTCTATAGTAGTTAGTCCTGACTTAGATAAAGTACCATCTTTTTTTAACTTAGGTGTAACCTCTTTAACAGGAACCCACTTAGGTTTAAAGGTATCATGTACTTCATCTTCTACTTCTTTCTTTCTCTGATTCAAAGAACTTAATAATTCCATGGCTTGTCTTTCATTAAAAAGAAAACCATTTAGTTCTTGTTGTGTTAGTATTTTTGTTATTTCATGCTCTATTTCTACTGATTCTTTAGCAAAACCCACCCCATCTTGCCTAAGTTTCTCTAAAACTTTCTTGTTTAACCTCACATCTTGGACACAATAATCTAACATTGAGTCACTGTATTCATCAAACATAGGAGCAGTTGACTTAGGGCAGTTGAGTTTCCACCCCCACTTTTCTAGGCTATGCCCACCCTCACGAGTAGGGTGTAGCAATCTTGATAGGGTCAAAGTATCAATGATTCTAACATGTTCAGATAAATCAACATGTTTGATTCTAGCTATAGCAGGAATATCAAAACCTATGATGTTATGCCCAACCAATACATCAGCAGATTTTAAAAACTCAATGCCCTCGTCAATTTGAGAAGGTTTAAAAGTATAAACATTATCTTGATTATCAATAGCAACAATGCACCAGATTACAGATGCAGGTGGTAGGGTTTCTACTTCCCCTTCTTCATTCTTAAAAGAAGATTCCCAAAGTAAACCGTTTGTTTCTATATCAAATACTAATTCCATTAAAATTCTATCGAGGCTTGATTATCTTCAACATCAAGTTCTGTGTCGAAGCCCTCAGATAGTCTCCCTGTTTCTTTGTCGTACAGTAAGTGAGTAGCTACCCCAACATCACCGGTGTATCTTGATTTTAATATTCTTAATCGAGTTGTCCTAGCTTCATCAGGGTCGTCTGACTGTTGATTTCTTTCTAAGGCTATCACACAATCACTAAGTTGTCCAATGCTATTTGAGCCTCGCAAATGTGATAGTGAAACTTCAATACCATTCTCATGTCCCTTGTTACCATCAACTCTTCTTAGGTGTGAGACTAAAATTAAACCGGCATTGGTTTCTTCAACCAAACTTCTAAGCCTAGTCATAATATTATCAATGGCTCTTCGCTCATCTCCTTCACCCAAGGCACTGACAAGCATGTGTAGGTGGTCTACTACTACCCATTTACAATCACAACCAACAATCAAGTATCTAAGTTTAGCAAAGAT